AAAAACGGCGGACTTGGCTACACGGTAAAAGGCCAAAGCGCGATAGATGACACCTACTTTGGAATCATCTACACAATAGACGACGGCGATGACTGGCAAAAAGAAGAAAGCTGGAAAAAAGCAAACCCGAATTACGGCGTATCGGTATTCAAAACCGACATAGAAAAACTCGCAAGGAAAGCGCAAAAGGTCTCATCCGCAAGAAACAATTTTCTGACCAAGCGTTTGAATGTCTGGGTAAACGCCTCAGTGTCCTGGATGGACATGCTCAGATGGGAAGCCTGCGCGGATCATGAACTGAAACTCAGCGACTTTGCCGGTGAAAAATGCTGGATAGGCATGGACCTTGCGGAAAAGAAAGACTTTGCGGCAATCGTTCTAGCGTTCTGGCGAGATGGGAAACTATTCGTATTCCCAAGGCTATACCTGAATGATGACCGGATAGAGAGCGGCGACAACGATCAGTACGAAGGATGGAGAGAAGACGGATACATCATCAGCAACGAAGGCGACATTACCGACTTCGACATCATAAAAGATGACCTGATCGCGTTCCGGAAACAATTTGACATACAAGAAATACCCTACGACCCGGCATTTGCACCGTACTTTGCAACCAAACTGAACAACGATCACGATCTGCCCATGGTAGAAATGCGGCAAACCAGCCTGACATTCACATCGGCAATCATAGAACTAGAGAACCTGGTGCTGGAAAACGAACTGACATTCGACGGAAACCCAGTGCTGACCTGGATGATGAGCAACGCTGTTATATCGACATCGAAGTTTTCCGGCCTGAAAAGCATCTCAAAAGAAAAAGACGTGAACAAAATCGACGGTATTATTGCATTGCTGATGGCGTTGTCGAGAGCAATGACAGGAGATCGTGCCGGAAAATCAATAGAACAAGGATTCGTTTCGCTGTGATAGCCGCTGGAACAGATACACAGCCGCAGAACAAGGGCAGCGTGATACTCGCGCAATTCGTTGCGGCTCAACAAGCGCTGCGCAACGGCAAGCAACCAGCTATCCGCAATGCAACTGACTCTGTGCTGATGCGCAGCGGCGATCCACAAGTTATCGAACTGTTTGGTAACAACCAGGCATCATCAGGTTATGCTGTAACCGAAGCCACCGCGATGCGCGTTGCCGCCGTTGCGGCTTGCGTGCAACTGATCAGCGGCACGATATCAACCCTGCCTTTGCCGATCTATAAAGAAACGCAAAATGGCCGCGAGCGGGTAAAAAACAAAATCAACCGTCTGCTGAACCTGGAACCATGCCAGGCATGGACCGCAGCAAACATGACGGACCGCTGGATACGCTCAATCTCATTTCGTGGTGACGCTTTCACACGGATACAGCGGGACAGATTCGGCGAAATCATAAAGCTAGTACCGCTACACCCAGACCGTGTGCGTGCAACCGTTGTCGACGATTCGGAAATCTCGTACAGCTACCAACCGAAAAATGGCTCACCGGTAGGCATCCATTCTGACGACATGCTGCACATACCGGGCTTCGGCTACGATAGCGACACCGGGCGGGCGAAATCCATCATTCACCATGCCGCTCATCAATCTATCGGGATAGCGTTGGCAGCGGATGACTTCAGCGGAAAATTTTTTAAAAACAGTGGAATGCAAAAGCACGTCATTAAATCGGAATCCAAGATGGACACGGATTTAATCGACAAGCTGCGAAACGAATACATCCGGAAATACGGCGGCAGCGAAAACGCAGGCGTACCGATGATCCTGACCGAGGGGCTTGACCTCAAGGAAATCAGCCTATCATCTGCCGATGTTGAATTGCTCGATAGCCGTAAGTATCAAGTGATCGACATCGCTCGCGCATTTGGCGTTCCGCCGGTCATGATCGGCGCCAATGAGACTACATCGAGCTGGGGAACCGGTATCGAGCAGATAACGCTTGGATTTGTGAAGTACATACTGAAAGCTTACCTGGTAAAGATAGAACAAGAAATAAACCGGAAATTTTTCCCCAACGATGATTATTTCGTCGAGTACAAACTCGAAGCCCTGCTCGGTGGAGACTCAGAAGCTGAAGCAAAATCCCTGCGCGAAGCCATTGGCGGATCGCAAGGACCTGGATACATGACGCTCGATGAAGTACGGGTAATAAAAAACCTGCCGAAACGAGGCGCTGAGAACGGCGGCGATAAAATTTATGAACCGAAAGGCAACCCCAATGACCCCACAAAGAAAACTGATGCAACTGCTGCAAACCAATCACCGCGCAGTGGAAAATAAACTGCGGGTAGAAAATCAGGCGGATTCAGCAACAATTTACCTATACGGCGTAATCGATCAGTATTTCGGCATATCCGCAGAGGACATTGCAAAAGAACTCGACGCGCTGAAAGGCAAGGCTGTCACGCTGCGCATCAATTCGCCGGGCGGAGATGTATTCGATGGCCGGGCGATGTACTCGGCGATCAGGCAGCACGGAAATGTCACCGCACAAATCGACGGACTAGCCGCAAGCGCCGCCACCTATGTGGCAATGGCCGCGCAATCGGTGGCAATTGTAGAGGGCGGATTCATGATGATCCACAACGCATGGACGCTAGCTTTCGGTAACAAAAACGATTTCACAGAACTAGCCGGATTGCTCGATAAATTCGACCAATCCATTGCCAGCGATTACATGAAAAAAACAGGCAAATCCGCAGAAGAAATCGCCGCCATGATGGATGCGGAAACCTGGATGAGCGCGCAGGAAGCGCTTGATATGGGGTTCGTAGATTCCGTGTTGCAGGATGTTCCGGTTGATTCGTCCGGAAACACCAACAATAGTTCATGGGATTTATCTGCATTTAACAATGCGCCAAAAGCGCTGACCGAAAATGAAGACGACCAACAAACCGCAGCATGGATGCGGCAACGCGCAATGGCTGAACGCAGATTGAGACTGCTTAACGCCAGCAGAAACTGAACAGCATCAAATCAGCATCAAGAAAACCGGCCCGCGAAAGCGGGCTTTTTATTTCCAAATAGGAGAAAGAAGCATGAATAGCATTCAAGCCTTGCGCGAAGCACGAAACGAAGTATCGAAAAAAGCCAATCATTTGTTGAATGAAAAGGGCGCCCAGGCATGGACGAAAGAAGAGCAAGCCACATTCGATAATTATGCGGATGAAATGGAGCGCTACGACAAGCAAATCGCAACCGTGCAGCGCCTGCTTGATAATCAAGCGGAAGAAAGCTTCTCCAACATCCCGATGCTTACTAGCGATCAGGCCAAAAACGAGGGCCGCCTGTTATATGCGAAAGCGCTCAGTTATGGCGTGCATACCCTAAACGCAGAAGAGCGCTTGAAAATACAAAACACCATGAGCACCACCACTACCACCGAGGGCGGGTATACGGTGCAAAGCGAAGTGGCCAGTGAGCTGATCGGTGCGATCAAAGATTATTCCGGGATGCGGGCAATATCCGGCAGCATCCAAACCGCGAGCGGCAACCCGCTATCCTATCCAACCAGCGATGGAACGGCGGAAGATGGCGAGTGGATTGGAGAAAATACCACCGCAACCGATCTCGATATTACCTTCGGCACGGTCGCGCTGAATACCTTCAAGGCCAGCAGCAAGGTGATCACCATCCCGTTCGAGTTGCTGCAGGATAGCCAGGTCGACATCGTCGCGCTCGTTAATCAGCGTTTTGCGGATCGCATCGGCAGGACAGCAAACAAGGGCTATACGATTGGCACCAACAGCGGTCAACCGAACGGTGTTGTCACGGCCGCATCTGTCGGTAAAGCCGGTACAACCGGGCAAACGGCAACAGTTATTTATGACGACATTGTCGATCTAGTGGACTCGATTGACGTCGGTTATGACGATGGCTCGCTCAAATTCACATTCGGTCAATCTATCCGTAAGGTGTTGAGAAAAATCAAAGACACCAGCGGACGTCCTATCTGGGTTCCATCCTATGATGCCGGTATCGCAAACAGATCGCCAGATCAGTTGTATGGCTACGACACGCAGATCAACAACCACATGCCATCGCCTGGCGCGAGCAACAAGACAATCGCATTCGGGCAATTCAAAAAATACGTTATCCGCGACGTGATGCAAATCACGCTATTCCGATTCGACGATAGTGCCTTTGCTAAAAAAGGTCAGGTAGGTTTCCTTGCTTGGATGCGCACCGGAGGCAATCTGACAGACACCGCAGCCGTAAAGCTCTACCAGCATTCAGCCAGTTAATAGCGGATAAATAACGGGCGCGCGGTCAATGCGCGCCTTTTTTACTGATATCAATAGAAAGGATTAATCATGGTCAAAAAAACCCTAAGAGCCCGCGTGCTATCCGGTTTCATCCTGGATAACGTGCGATACAACCCGAATGACATTATCGAATCAGATCCCAAGCTCATCAACTCGTTGGGTACGTCGGTGGACACATCGAAAGAAGCGGTTGATTACTGCCTGAGCCAAAAAGAACCGGTGATCAAGGTTCATGAGTTCAATGAGCCTGAACCTATTAAACCGCCGGAAGGTAATGAATCTGGCAAAAAGGGTAATGACGCCAACACTGGCGCAAACCCAGAAGGTAATACTGTCATAAATTCTGAAGCTGGCAAGTAACACCAGCCCGCTCGCATAAAACCCAATGCCAGAAAGACTCATCACCGCGCCGGTTTCAGAACCGATCACGCTGGCGGAAGCCAAAGCGCAGCTCAGATTCACGAGCAGCGCAGAAGATGCCTTGATCAACTCGTTGATCGTGGCAGCGCGTGATCTGTGCGAATCGGAAACCGGCCGTGCGCTGTTGCCGCAGACGTGGGAACTGTCGCTCGATTGCTTTGGAAATGAAATGATTCTGCGGCGCGTGCCGGTTGCCAGCATCACCAGCATTAAATACACCGATGCGAACGGAGCGGAGCAAACGCTGGCCAGCACGGAATACACGCTGGATACTGCCAGCGACTGGAACGCGCGGGTAGTGCTGGCTGTGGGGAAATCCTGGCCGCAGATTTACACCGGCATCAATAACGTGCGCATCCGCTACGTGGCCGGGTACGCCAATGCCGCCGCCGTGCCGCAAGCGCTCAAGCAATGGATGCTGCTGCAAATCAGCCATTGGTTCCGCAACCGAGAATCGGTGAATATTGGTAGCAGCGTCAGCAAAATGGAATTTGTCGATAACCTGTTAGACGCCTACCGCGTGTACCACATTTAACCATGCCAGCACCCGGCGCCGGACAATTCAATCAGCAAATCACCATCCAACAGCGCAGCCAAACCAAGGATGCGGAAGGCGGCATGGTCGATGCGTGGGCTGACTTTGCCGCGAACATCTGGGCCAAGGTCAACAACCTGTCCGGCAATGAACGCTCAGCCACCGCAAAAGGCGGGGAAGAGCAGGAAGCGCGCACGGAATTCACGGTGTATTACCTGAATGGCGTGACCAACGAAATGCGCATCAGCCACAACGGCAAATATTACAACATCCGCCATGTGAACAATTTCATGGAACAAAACGAATACTTGATCATCACCTGCGACACCGGGGGAAATCGTGGCCGTTAAAACGGAGATCCTGGGTATTGGTGAGCTGAACAAGATGTTCAAGAATCTGCGCTCTGACATGATCAATAAAACCGCGCGGCGCATGGTTGCTGCTGGCGGTCAGGTCGTGAAAAAAGAGGCTAAAGCGATCGCGCAATCGAAAGGATTGCAAATATCCGGCGCAATGATCAAGAACATTGCCATTAAGCGCGAACGCAATGCACCGGATGGAACAGAACAATACAACCTCGGTGTGCGTCATGGCCGTGATCTTGGTAAGAAAGCTACCAAGTATTTAGCCTATTCGAAGCGCAAAGGACGGGTAGTTATCAAAAGACGTGATGACCCGTTTTATTGGCGATTTGTCGAACTTGGCCACAAGATTGTTGGGCGGTCGACGGGGGCTGGCGGTGTTGGCATAACCTATTTTTCGCAGCGGCTGCGGAACGGCGTGATAGAAAACAGAACAAGAGAATATCGCTTGGATTCAATCACCGGCCGCCGCAGAAGTTCAAGCGGGATGGTAGAGCCTATGCCGTTCATCGAACCGGCGCTGGAAAACAAAAAACAAGAAGCCATCGCCGCAATGCAAGACCGTCTCATTAAAGACCTCGCAAAAGCAAACAACACATGACCATTGGAACCACGATCACCACAGCCTTGAACGCTGTGCTGGCGAACTCGTGGGCGGACACCTTGCCGCCGGAACCAACCTTCCCGGCCATTGTGTTTGAAATCGACAGCACGCCGGAATCAGGCTGGGTGCTCGGTGGCGGTTATACGCAGCATGTGGTCACGGTAACCACATTCGCACACACCAAGACTGAAATCACAACACTCACCGCATTGGTCGAATCGTCGATTGAAACAATCACCGGATTCATCGCAGATGAAGAAAGCGGAACTGCGCAGTTTGAAGAACTGCCCGGCGTATACGCATTTTTTCAGAATTTCAGAATCAGAACAGCCACATAAACAGGAGATAATGATATGAGCGGTAAGCTTATGCGCAACGTAGTCCTCGCGGTTAAAGAGGAAACGGCCTATGGTGTTGACATTGTCCCGACAACACTGGCTAACTCGATACTGGCGAAAGTATCCGATGCGCAACCGGTCGTTGCGGAATTCGCGGATCGTAATAACGTCCGGCCTTATCTAGGTTCATCCGGTAAAGTTCAGGTTTCTTACCATGCCGAACTCAGCATTGAATTCGAACTGGCAGGCGCAGCAGCTGCCGGAACGGTTCCTGGATGGGCTGCGCTGCTCAAAGCGTGCGGCTTTGGTGAAACTGTTGTAGCAGTCACCAGCGTCACTTATGCGCCGGTATCCGCCGCGTTCAAATCGGTCAGCGTTTATTACTTCCTCGATGGCCTACGTCATAAAATGACCGGCTGCATGGGCACCGCATCGTTCAGCCTCAATTCGCGCGGCATCCCAATGGTAACCGTGAAACTCACCGGCCTGTATGTCCAAACCACGGACACCGCGCTACCGGTCGATTCCGATTTCTCCGCGTTTAAAGCGCCGGTTGCCGTCAATAAAGTCAATACCACGGCATTCACGTTGCACGGCGTATCAACGCCGTTCGACACATTGTCGATCGATCTGGGTAATAGTGTGGTGTACCGCAACATGCCGAACCTTGAAGAAGTCATGATCACGGACCGTAAAGCCAGCGGCAGCATCTCCATCCCGCAAACATCGGTTGCGACGAAAGCATGGCATACCGCCGTGATGAACGGAACGCTGGCGGCCATATCCATGACGCACGGCAGCACAGCCGGGCAGATTTTCACCATTAGTGGCCCGAAAGTTCAGCTTGCTGACATCAAAGAATCCGATAAAGACGGCGTTGCGATGTACAACTTCTCGCTGGATTTCCAACCCAATACCGGAAACGACGAATTGTCGATTGCGATTACATAATAACGTCCGGCAACTACCAAGTATTACTCGGTAGTTCAACAATATTATTCAAATCAGGAAAAATAAAATGGCATTTAAAATCACCAAAAAACCAACTTTCAGCGCGCAAGTTGAAGTTTACACACCGAACGATAAATGCGGCCATGATTTATCGAAATTCACCGCCCGCTTTAACCGCGTTGATGTACAGCAATTAGCTACGTTAGGCAAGAAAAAACAATCAGAGGTGCTGCTGGAAGTTCTGGCGGGCTGGGAAGATTTCAACGACGAGGAGAACAATCCTGTTCCGTTTTCCCCGGAAAACTTGGCAATGCTGATCAGCATACCCGAAGCCATGCAAGGATTGACGGTGGCATTTTGGGAAAACGTCGTTAAAGCTCGCGAAAAAAACTAGAAGCGGTTGCCCTCTATTGGGCGGGTGACCGCGATCAATTGCCGGTATCGGTCGATCAGAATGTCATTGACGGGCTCATCGCAAGCAACGCGCCGCCGGATGTTATCGAAGCAGCGCGGCGCAATCTCCCAGGCGCGCAGGCGGATGACTGCGATGTGTGGGAAGAAAACTGGGAATCCGTCATGCTGTTCGTTGCCGTTGGAACGCAATGGACCGTATCGCCCGGCGGTCAAGCTATCGGTATCCATTATGCATCGCTTGAATCTGCTATGAATATGCGCGGAATCAAGAAGAAAAAACGCCCAGCATTATTTGAAGATATCCGCCTGATGGAATTGACGGCACTCGAAGTATTCCGGGAAAAATCACAATGTCAGCACTAGGAAGCCTTGTCGTAAAACTCGCGCTCGATTACGCGGAGTATTCGCAAGGTTTGGATCGCAGCGGACAGGATGCGCTCAAGTTTGCGAAAAACGCGCAAAGCTCATTCGATCAGGCCGGTAACAGCGCAAAAGAATTCCTGGGCAACGTTGCCGGAAACGTAACCGGCGCCATTGCTTCCGTGATTGGACTCAATGCGGCCTTTGCTGGCGTCAGCGATTCGATCAATATTCTCGATAGTCTGGATGAGGCCGCGCAAAAGACTGGATCAAGCATTGAAGATTTATCCGTAATCCAGAAGGTTGCGAAGAACTTCAACGATGCGTTCGAGCCAATCGATCAGGCCATCGTCAAGTTATCCAAAGGACTGTCTGACCTTGATAACCCCAGCAGCGACGCAGCACGTGCGCTCGATGCGATCGGCGTAGCCACGCGTGACAATGAAGGAAAACTCAGATCGGCTGCTGCGGTATATATCGACGTATCCAAAGCGCTGCAGGATTACGAAGACGGCAGCGGCAAAGCCGCAATAGCCACCGCGCTATTCGGCAAATCCGGCGCCGAACTGCTGCCAGCGATCAACAACCTGGCGCAAGGCATCGGCGATGTAACGGCAACGTCTGAGGAATACACCCAGCAGGCTGCTCTGTTCAACGATCAGGTGGCAAAAGGAAAGGCGCGCGTCAATTCGCTCTATATGTCGATGGCAACAGAGCTATTGCCTACGCTTAACACCATCGCCGCAGCGGTCAATGGTTCGTCATCTCAATTCGATATATTTTCAGTAGCCAGCGCGGCAGCGAGAGCTGTTCTTAAGGGTCTTGCAATTGCCGCGTA